AGTGGTTCTTGGATTATTTTATCTAAAGCAGTGTCCTTTCTATCGTTTACACCACTATCTTCATAAAAATCTACTATAGGTTGTATTGAATTTTTAACGGCATCTAAAGTCTCCTTTTGCACATACCAATCACTTGGATACATAAGTAAAAGATTTTTAGGTTTATATAAAAGTTGTTCTGCTGTACTAATCATAATTCTATTGTTATATCACCGTTAGTTTTTACAGAGACATTACCAACATCTGATGTCATTTCAAAGCCTTTGGGCAGAGACCTTTCACCAATATCTACCCATTTGTTACCTGTATACACTTGCAAAACGCCTACAGTGGTATTCCAAATGATGCTACCATCGTTAAACAATAGTGTATTTTTTTCCGCATCAGATATTTGTCTTACGTTATCTAAATCAACAGCACCTAGATTTATTTCCAGTATTCTTACTAATCTGTTAAAAATATCTGATGTAACTTGTTCTGAGGCTAATGGTAATTGAGTTTGTAATATTTTACTCATCGCTTACCATCTGGCTTGATATCTACTCTAGTAGCACCTAAACGCCACCCAATAGATAGATTGCCATCATTTGTGGCATCATCATCTGATTCAAAACGTAAAGCCATTTGCCTTGACCTACTACGTACAAAAACTTGTTGTGTTGTTGCTGAAATAGCGTTTGTAGAATTTGTAGTTAAGCTATCGCCTGGAAAATTTCTTGTTTTCAAAACTATGTTTACATTACCATTGTTATCATCTTGTATAAATTTATAGTCGGGTATAATTCTTTTTATAAAACTAAACTGATCACCATCACCTATGTCCATGTCTGAGCTTTCAATAAATACGTTAGTCATTGGAGATCCATCATCATTAAAACCAGTTTCGTGCTTAAAAAGTAAATTACTTCCTGTCGCACGTGGGTAATTTTCTGTGCCAGAGTCAAGCCACGCTGTTCTTACAAGTTGACCATAAAACCACAAGTTTTCTGCATAATTATATATAACATATCTATCTATCTCTGATGAACTGCTTGAACAATAAAACCAACCAACTTCGTTTTTATCGGCAATAGTAAAAGCATTAATTTTAAATGACTGTGTTAAATTAATATCGTTGAAAACATAATTATGAACTGAACATGGCAAGTGTTTTACAGAGCCATTGTAAACATAAAAATTGTTATAGCTCATCCAGTAAACGCCTTGAGGTGCTGTAACAGCAGCTTTAGGACCTACTAAGCCAGTTCCTTCGTTTATTAAATTAATTCCAAATGTAAAAGGTGGACCTATAAATTGCATACTATACAAAGCTGTATCTGTCCATATTAATGTTTCTTGTCTTGATTTTACTCCACCAATTATTGATGAGCCACTAGATAATCTTAAAGAACCTGCAGTATTTGTTGTTAATGGTTCAAATTCTAATTCATTTTCTTGGTCACTAAATGCTACCAACATGGGATCTATAGTTCCTGTCCTAGATGAACCAGAAATAGGGTCAGCACCCAAAACAATAAGATGTCTATCAGTTTCTGAAGTTATTACTTGTAAACCTACAGTAGGCACTAAATTTGCACCACTTATACCTGAAAGTTCTACTGCTCTCGTACCAACACCATTGTTTTCTGTCCACTTAAAAATACCACCAGCTCTAGCATTAATAATTAAATCTTCTCCAAAATTATCATGTGACCAAAGCCTTAATTGATTTGTTGAGTCTAATGCACTTGTGCTTCCAAATGTACCTTCACCCCAACCATTTATACCCCAACCTGTGCCAGGAACATATACATCTAATCCCACATTAACTTGATATGCACCAACTACTGAAGAACCACCATTACCACTATCAGAAGAGTTTGCTGTTACGGTTGACCCTGAAGTATCTTTTGCTTCTATTGTATAACTATTGGCGTTTACTATGGTGGCTATTTGATACTCTTGATTTAATACCGCAGCCGTTATGTTACCGCCAAGACTTGATGCACCACTAAAAGTAACAAAATCATTTTTTACTGCTCCATGTGAAGTGTCTGCAACAGTTATAGTTGCATCACCATTACTAGCTGAAAAAGTGACATCACCTGCAGATGTAGTTGATCTTATAGGTGTAATATCATTAAAATTACCACCACTTTCAATATAATATTTTAAATGTGTGCCTATGCCTAAATACTTTGTACCACCCAAAGATATAAAACTATGTAGTGCTCTTGATGTTCCTTCATATGTGCTAGAAGTTAATTTTTCCCAACCACCAAACTTTTCAGGCCTACCTTTTCTAAAACGAACTAAATTGCAATCAAACCAACCGCCTTCATTGTCGTAAGCTGTCCCTTCTCTGTTTATGCCTGGTCTAAATATAAGTTTTTGTAATGGCATTTACACCTCAGTCCAATCTTTGCCTTCAAATAATAAAGCCTCTGCCTCTCTTCTTCGTACTAACCCTTGTAAAACTTCACCACCAGCTTTATTCCACCTTTTTATTTGATTTGGTACATCATCCCACATTTTATTGTTGAGTCTATTAAGCAAGGTGCTAGAAGATAAGTTAGAAGGGCCTAAGTTAAATACCCATGATACTAAGGCATCAAACTCATTTTGTTTTAAATCAGCAGTAACCATGTCATTTATATATCCCTCATACTCATGCATTTCTTCTGCTAACAAATCGTCCGCCCCTTCCTGTGTTATTGTATCTCCTTCGTTTACACCTTTTGTTGAACCATATCCGATAGTCCAAACACCTGCTGCACATTTATAAGCTTCTAACTCACAGCCTTCAAACTTTTTTATAAGAGCTATGCCCTCTTGAGATATTTCCATATTAGTCTCCTTTTTCTGGGGAATGAGATGCTCCGAAATAAAACGAAATAATTGCACTCGCTAGTCCTCCAAGATAACCCAATACTAAATTGATTAATGCTTCACTGTTTTGTTCTGGTGGTTGTAAGGTCACTAAGAATATATAACCAAGAAATCCACCTATAGTAAATAAACCAATAATTCTTGCTGTCCAATCTTTACTAAACATACCTCTAGCATGCTGTTTGTCTTGTGTTTCAAGTTTAAACACATCTACATCAAGCTCTTTCATTTGTACTTCAAATTCTTGTTCTGCTTTTTTTAATTCAAGCATTTGCTCTGGCGTTGCATTTTGCATAGCCTGTTGTATAGATTTTTGATCGTTTGATACACCAAGAACTTGTGCTATCTTTCCCATAGCCATGTTACCTAGCGGGCCACCCATAGCTGACCCTAATGTAGGAGCGACCGCACCTACAATATTTTTTAGCATAGCTTTCATATTATAAACCTCGTTAAAACTGCAATACCTATCGCTCCTATAAATCCAAACACCCCAAAGGTTGCTGCTTTTATAGTTGAATTTATATATGTAATTTCTTGTTTTATATCAGAAAACTCGTTAAATGCTGTTTTCCAACGCTCATGAGATATGGTCTCTAACTTGGTAAGTCTTTCTGCCACATCATTTACTGTTATTTTTTTATCTATCATCTTGTAACGTATATATTTTAATAGGTTTTTCTTTACCTTTTACAAAAATACTTTCAAGTTCTTTTAGTATTATTTGATCACTAAAGGTACTTGAACTGATAGTATCATAACCTATAACAATATCTTCTCCAACTTCCTTAGTTGAGCTTTCTAGTCTTGCAGCTAGGTTTACAGCATCACCAATGGCCGAGTAATCAAACCTTGTGTTGCTTCCCATGTTGCCAACAACTGCATATCCTGTGTTAATTCCAACACCTATTTCTACACCAAGATTTGCTTTTTTAAATTTTCTTTGTATGTCTTGTGCACATAAAACTGCCATAGTTTCATGGTTTGCAACATCTATTGGTGCATTAAATATAGCCATCATGGCATCACCAATATACTTATCTACCATACCGTCATATTCTTTAACGGTATCAGCTTGAATTGTTAAAGCTTTATTCATTATTTCAGTAACTTCTTCTGGCTCTAATTTCTCAGACATAGCCGTAAAGCCTCTAACGTCAGTAAAAAGAAATGTGCAATATCGTCTCTCTCCACCCAATACTAACGATTCTGGATTGTCTTGTAATTTTTTTACTTGCCTTGGATCCAAATAATGTTCAAACTGTTTTTTTATTCGTTGTCTAAGTTTGTATTGTTGTCTAAATCTCAGGTAAAAAGCTATAGATCCTGTAATAAATTCAGATATTATTGTCCAGGACACATCAATCAACAAACCTTTTTGTATTAAAAAATAACCTGCTGTAGCAGTAACTATCATTAAAAGGGTAGCAACAGTTATACCCCAAGTGATACCTAATATATGCAAAGCAAACCAAACTAACGAAACAAAAACAATTAATGAAAGCATTTCAACAGCTAATGCGTAATCTGGTATAAAAGGACTATCTTGTATTAATATTGATTCTGCTAAAGCAGTTTGAATTTTATGTGGTTCTAATAAACCTACGGGGGTTGCAATTTGTGGCATTACGCCATTTGCTGTAACTCCTACAAATACAAACTTACCAGCAACATACATTTGTCGTAAAGAAGTTTGTTCTGTATCTACCCAACTAATCCATTTACGACCTAGACTATCTGTTTTAACTGGTGGTATTCCTCTAATTGATATTTC